CACCGAAGCCGACATCCGGGTTGAAGCCATCCTGTCGATGCCCAGGCTGTCGTTCACGGCCAATCACTTCGCATGGGCACAGGCACTCATGCCGCTGGGGATCAGGCCCACAATGGGCACGGGTGCCTTCTGGTCGCAAGTGAACACCCGCGTGATGGAAAAATTCATAGACACCGCAGAGTTCCTTCTTCTGATTGATTACGACACATTTTTCTGTCGTGAAGACGTGGAGCACCTCTTCGCGATGGCAATGACGTTTCAGTGTGACGCCCTGACGGGATTGCAGACGAAGCGGGAAGACGGCCGCCCGATGCTCACGCTCAAGGGCACGCTCGACAACCCGCCCGAGGACGGCAAGACAAGCCTGCCGGCGTCGTGGTTCGCCGAGCCGGTGCAGGAAGTGGATACCGCGCACTTCGGGCTCACAGTCATCAGCACGGCCGCTCTGAAGCGGTGCAAGAAGCCATGGTTCTGGAGCAAGCCAGACCCGGAAGGCTCGTGGCACGACGGCCGCGTGGATGATGACATCTGGTTCTGGCGGAACTGGCGCGACAGCGGCAACAGGGTCTTCATCACGCCGCGCGTGCTTTTGGGCCATGGCGAGTACGTCGTGACGTGGCCCGGCAAGGATCTCGGGAAGCCTGTTTTCCAGTGGACTACGGAGTTCACCACGACCGGAAAGAAGCCTGAAACTGCATGGAGCGTGCCCGAATGAAGAAGATCAGATTCGTGCGGTCGTGGCGTGCGTACCGCACCGGCCAGACGGTTGAGGTTCCCGGCGGGCTGGCGGCTGAACTGCTGGCGAAGCGGGTGGCCGTGGCCGACATGCAGGGCGAACTGATCGAGACGGCTGCCCTGGAGCCAGACGCCGAAACCGCGGACGCCACCCCAAGGAAACGCCGACGTGCAATACCGAAGCCTGACTCGCCAGACCGCCCCCGCCGTTGAGCCGGTGACGCTCTCCGAGGCAAAGGCTCACTGCCGCGTGGACACCACGGCGGACGATGCCTACATCGCGTCGCTCATCACGGCGGCCCGCGAGTGGTGCGAGCAGTACCTAGATCGCACCCTGGTGCATACGCAATGGGTCATGCGTTTCGACCGATTCCCCACGTCGGGCATCGAGGCGATTGAGCTGCCCCGCCCGCCGATGGTGGCGGCTGGCACGGCTACCGCGGTGTCGCTGACGTTCACGACGGACAGCGGCACCACAGGCACCTACGCCGTGGAACAGTTCCGCGTAGACCGTCACGCGACGCCTGGCACGGTGCTGCCGATCTACGCCGGCACCTGGCCGCCGCACCGGATCGACGCCGGGGCTCACGCCGTGACGTGGTGGGCAGGCTACGGCGCGAGTGGCACGGACGTGCCCGCGGCCATCCGGCACGCCATCCTGATGCTGGTGGGCTTCTGGTACGACAACCGCAGCACGGTGCTCGTGGGCTCAATCTCCAAAGAAATTGAGTTCGCCGTGTCGTCCCTGCTCGACTCGCAGAAGTGGGGCTCCTACCGATGATCCGTGCGGGTGATCTCCGCGAGCGTGTCACGGTCCAGATCGCCAGCGGCACGACCAATGCCCTGGGCGAAACGGTGCTGTCGTGGGCCGATTCGTCTGCCGTGTGGGCGAGCGTCGAAGGCGTGAGCGCCCGCGAAGCCCTGGCGGCCGGGCAGCAGGAAACGAGCGTCAGCCACAAGGTGCGACTGCGTTTCCTGCCGGGGCTCACGCAGCAGATGCGGTTTGCCTGGCGGGGCCGCACGCTGGAGATCGTCAGCCTGCTCGAACACGGCAACCGCAGCGAGCATGAAGCGATCTGTACGGAGAACGTCGGCTAATGGCAGTTTCCGGCATCAAACTCGTGACCGACTTCCCTGAACTCCAGAAGTTGCAGCAGGGGCTGCGGAACGTCTTCAGTAAGGCTGAGATGGCGGCTGTGCTGAAAGACGCACTTGAAAAGGCGATCAACCCCGCCCGCATACGGCTGCGTGAACTGACGCCGCGCGGCCCGACCGGCAACCTTGTCCGCGCCGTGAACGAGAGGGTGAAGGCGTACCCGCGAGACGGCAACGCTATTGGGTTGATTGGGTACACGCAATCCGGCAAGGGCGAATCGTCGTCGGCTCAAGGCGGAACTGTGCAGGCTGGGCCAGATCGTGCGTTCCACCAGTGGTGGCTGGAGTTTGGAACAGCGCAGCGAAAAGTGCCCGGCGGCCGACGCCCGACCGGAGGGCCGAAGGAGCGCCGGTATCAGCGGCGCAGTCCTACAAAGCCGTTCCAGAGAACTAGGCGCAGAAACGGGGTGTCAATCACGGAGACAGTGCAAGGCAGCGGAGTCTTGCACGACGTTCACGAGCGCAAGCCGACGTATATCGCGTCGAGCTACAACACGCTTGGCCCGTTCAAGATTTTCAAGAAAAACGACCGCGAGTTCACTACGGACAAGCCCTACGCCTTTTTCAAGAAATCAAACAAGCCGATCGTTCTCCCCCGCGTTCAGCCTGGCGGCGTTGCTGGCCTGCCGCCCGTTCGCACGGCGTGGAGCCAATCGCAGAGCCAAGTGGCCTTCATCTTGCAGCAGGAGCTCGGCAACCTGCTCGACAAGGCGGTGAAGGCGATCGGCGTTGAAACATCCGGCACGCTTTCCGGGGAGTAGCCATGTCGCTGAAATCGCCCGAGCAAGTGCTGCGCAGTGCCCTGGTGGCGGACACGTCCGTTTCCGCCTTGGTGAGCAGCCGCGTCTATCCGGTGCTTGCGCCGGCCAGTGCGGCCCTGCCGTTCATCGTCTGGCGTCGGTCTGGCGTTCGCCGCAGTCAATCGCTGGGCGGCCCGACCGGGACGCCAACCGTGGGCATGGAGCTGGAGATTTACGCCACTACCTACGAGGGCGTGCGCGACCTGGCAGACAAGTGCCGCAAGGTTCTGGATGGGTACGGGGCGACCTTGAACAATGTGGAAGTAAGCAACACGAGCCTCGACAACGAGTACGACGGTTTCGTGACGCTCCAGGGTGGCGAGGTGCCGCCCGTGTATTCAGTCACTCAGTCTTACTCGGTGCTCTGGCAGGAGACATAAAGCATGGCCGTCACGCCGCATGATGGATCGGGAACCGTGTTCACGTTCGCCGGCACCGCCTACACGGTGACGAACATCGTGATTTCCAACACTGACCCCAACACGGAAAACACGATCGACGTGTCGCACCTCGGCCTTCTCGAAGGCGCTGCCGTCCTGTCTCAAGACCGCCCGCTCAAGGGTTCCAGCACCGACACGGGACAGCAGGTGCAAATCGAGTACCTCGGCAAGTCCATTCTCGTGGACTCGTCGACCGGAACGCTGGTTATCACGCACAACGGCACTTCGCTGTTGAGCCGTGGGGCCACGGTTGTGTCGAGCACCCTGACCTTTGCTACGAACGACGCTGTTCGCGGCACTGGCACGTTCAAGATTGCCCGGTCGTAATCCCGTGAGGGAGGTTCCCTCATGGCGATTTCGGCGCAAGGCGCAATCATCACGTTCAACGGCGTAATGCTCAACGAGGTCGTTGACTACGCCGTGGAGATCAACGCTGCTGTCCAGCGCTACGATCAGAACATGGGCACGGTGCGCATCAACGCGCTGGCGAACAACGCCGTGCCGCCGTCGAAGTATCTGCGCGTGGCTCGCCTGATTATCCAGCACAACGGCAGCCAGGTTCTCAACGCCTGGGCATTTGCTAGGTCCGTTAGGCTGTCGGCTGTGACGAACGACATCGTTCGGTACACGATCGACTTTCAAATCTGGTGGGTATCACGGTCATAGGAGACATCATGGCCTCGCTGAGCAAAGATCAGATTCTCGCCGCCGACGATCTCGGGTTGCTGGAAGTTCCCGTAAAGGAGTGGGGCGGCAGCGTGTTCATTCGCGTGATGACAGTCGCCGAGCGTGACGCCTACGAACGCGAGTGGATCGGCAAGAAGGACACCGGCGTGGAGAACTTCCGCACGAAGTTTCTGCAAAAGGTGCTGTGCGACGAGAAGGGCACGCTGCTGTTCACGCCCGAAGAAATCGACGCCTTGGGCAAGAAGTCGGCCCGGCCGATGGCTCGCCTGTGGGAAAAGGCGATGAAGCACAACGCCCTCATGGAAAGCGACGTGGAGGAACTGGCAAAAAACTAAACCTGCGGCCGTCACGTCGGTTGCTCTTCCGGCTGGCGGGGCACCTGAAGATGACGGTCGCTGAACTTGGGCAGCGGATGGACAGCCGCGAGCTCAGCGAGTGGATCGCGTACACCAGGCACTTTGAGGCTTTGCCAGACCCGTGGCGGCAGACGAGCCTTCTGACCAGCGCGGTTTTGTCGCCGCACTGCAAGCAGGGGCGTGCCCCAAAGTCTGATGCGTTTATCCCCATCGAGGAGCCGCCGCAGCACCCCGAGCAGATTCGGTTAGAGATCGAGAAGTTGATGCGGCAACTGCACGGAGAGTAGCGTGGCGACGATCCTGGGACTAGCGTTGAAGGTTACCGCTGATGCCAGCGGTCTGCCCCCGGCGCTCACGCCCGTTGAGAAGGCGCTGGCGAATCTTGGCAAGCAGGCCGACGCATCTGCGGCGTTGTTTGACCAGTTCCTCAACAGCACGACCGGGGCGGCCGGCGCTCAGGCCGACGTGGCCCGGCAGTTTGAGGCGCTGAACAGTGCCCTGCGTGAAGGCTCAATCACCGCCCAGGATTTTGCCGGGGCGTTTTCCGCCATTCAGCAGTCGGCTCAAGAGACGGCCCGCATTTTCCAAGACGGTGCGGCCACGACGGCGAAGTACCGCACCGAGACGGAAAGCGTCGGCCTTGAAGTCGAGCGGTTGAATCAGCAGCTCAAGATCGGAGCGATTGACCAAGAGACGTATCGGCGTGCCATCGCGGACGTGACCGGCGAAAACGACCGGGCGGCTGCGGCAGAACAGGAGCGGCAAAAGTTCCTTGAGCGTGCCGCCCAACTGACGCGCGCCGTGATCTCGCCAATGGAGCAATACGACGCCACGGTGCGAGAACTGAACACGCACCTCCAGGCCGGCACGATCACGCAAGAGACATACGACCGCAATCTCTCACAGGCTACGCAGCAATTCGTCAAGGCAGAGGCTGCCGCCCAGGGCTACGACAAGGCAGCGGAATCGGCAGGCAAGGCCGGCACGCTCGCGTTCAATGAACTTAGCGGCATCCTCGCGGCGATCCCTGGCCCGATTGGCAACATCGCCGGCCGGCTGTCTGGCCTGTCGAGTGCAGCCGAGGGGCTTGGGCGTGTCTTCAATGGCGGCATCAATGCTGGCCTTTCATCGCTTGGGGCGTCCGTGGCTGCCCTGGCCAATCCGTTCACGCTGGCCGTTGCTGGAATCGCGGCGTTCGGTGCGGCCGCCGCAGCGATTGCCAGTGGCTTGTCGAATCTCAGCGGGCGCGTTGAGCAACTGTTGATTCAGGCGCAACGGCTTGGCACAAGTTTTGAGTTTGTGCAAGTGCTTGAAGAGGCCGCCAAGCGGTCTGGCCAATCCATTGATGAGATAGCGTCTGCCCTGCAAAAGTTCGAGGTGAACATTGCCAAGGCTAGAGAAGGCAGCAACGACGCATCAAAGGCATTTGAAAAGCTGGGCATTTCGCAGGCGGACCTAAACAACTCTGACCCGACCGAGCTTGCGGGCCGCGTGGCCGAGGCGCTGTCAAAGATTGAAGATCCTGCGGAGAGGGCGGCGCTGGCCACAAAGTTGCTTGGAGAGAAGGGCTTGGAGTTGCTGCCTTCTTTCGGGTCGCTGGATGACGCACGGGCAGCCGTGGAGCGGTTTTCCACCGCGATCAACGAGGTGGATGTTGAACGGCTGTCTGGCGTTGATGATTCCTTTGATGACATTCGCACGGCATTGCAGGGCCTTAGCCAAAACCTGTTGGTGCCATTTGCCGGGCTGGCGGATGGGGTGGCGAGTGCAATTGCAGACGCCATAGGCGGATTCACAAACCTGCTTGAGCCGATCTTGCGTCGCATCCAGCCGTTTCTCGATGTGGTCGGAGAAGGATTCCAGGCTGTCGGCGAAGTGATCTATGACGTGGCAACCGCTGCCGGGAACACGCTGGAAGCGTTCCTCTCCACGGTTGAAAGAATTGCAACGATAGTCGGCACCGCTCTCGGGGAAGCCATTGATTGGTTTTCCGACCTCGTTTCAAAAGTTGGCGAGTTCACCGGGCTAGGCAGTGTTGTCAACAGCGTGACCAGCGCCATCTCCCGATCATTCCAGGGGCTATGGGATGCAATCAAGAACGTCGTTGGCCAGGTCGGAGGGTTCATTGAGCAGGTGTTGCAGTTTGCCGAGGATTGGCTTGGCATCGAGCGCGGCGTCGAACAGACAAACGAAGCCTACGGTGAGCAGGCGAAGGCCGTTCGGCAGGTAGCAGAGGAAGCCGACGCAAAGGCAAAGGCTGAGCAGGAGGCGGCCGCAAAAACGATTGAGGCCAACAAGCGAATCGTTGATTCGCTGCTGGAGCAGCTTGAGATAGACGAGAAGTTTGACGGCGACTCAGGCAGGGCGAAGGCGGCCAAGAACGTCGAGGCTGTTGAAAAGGAAATTGCCCGTGTTCGAGAGGAAGTGGAGAGGGCGCGGGCAGCCGGAGATAGGGAAGCGGAGCGGGCCGGCATGCAGCGGCTTGCTCTGCTGGATCAGGTCCAAGCCCAGCAGGAAGACATTGCCAGCGGCGCGGCCGCGCAACGCAAGAAGGCCGAGGAAGAACAAAAGCGAATCGACGCCGAGCAGAAAAAGCGGGACGAGGACCGCCGCAAACTTCTGGAAGACAATGCAAAAAAGATTGCCGAGGCCCAGCGCGAATACATCGAAACGTCTTTTGCGCTTGAGAAGAAGCGAATCAACGAGCTAAATGAACTCCGCAAGGGCGGAATAAAGGTTGGTGACGTGCGATCGGGCGAGGGGGCTGACACGTTTCAAGACCTTCTTGCTGGGCGCGAGGATCGGGCGATTGCCGAATACAAAAAGCAATACGAAGAACTGCGTGCGATCCGCGACGAGTTGCGGAAGTCTCGCATTCGCAAGGCTGAGATTCTTGCGGGAGCATCCTGATGAGTTTTGCACTGACAAGCGATGTTGGGCCCGAGCGTCCAATGCCAGACACGCCTGGCGTTGATGATGCGTCTGGTGCCATTCAGCCGCGCATCTCCGAAACGCGGTCGGAAGAAATCAGCGAAGAAGAGCTGAGGCTGACTAGAAACTTCAAGGCAACTGCCGGAAGCGTCACCCAACTGTCTGCGCTTATTGACAGCGTTGGCGTGTTTTACGGAGCGACGCACCCGGATTTTCCCGAGGCTTTCTGCGTCAGCCTGTCGTATGACGAAAGCGTGCAGGAGGGTTCTGGAGATGTGCCGGTCAATGTTTACGAAGCCACGCTGAAGGCGACGTATGAAAAGCCGGCAACGGAGGAGTACGGCAAGAACCCATACACTCGCAAAGACATATGGACGTTTCAAACACAGGGCGCACCCATCGCGGCCCTGTTCTATTTTGACGGCAACACAATCAAGCCGCTGACCAATAGCGCGAAAGATCCGCTCAAGGGCTTACAGGTTGATGAGGCTTTGCAGAAAATCCTCATCAAGGGCGTGCGAAGCAATTTCCCCTCCGCGCTGGCTGCTGCCGTCACAAATTGCGTCAACTCAGACTCCTACCTTGGATTTCCTGCGAACCACGTCAAATGCCAGGGCATCACCGCAGAGCGCAAGTACGAGATCGTGAATAAGACGACGATCTGGTATTGGGAAGTGACCGTGGAGTTGCTGGCCAGGCAGACGGGGTGGAACCTGCTCATACCGGACGTTGGCTACAACTACCTTGAAGGCGGCGAAAAAAAGCGATGCAAGGTCAAGGCTCCAGACGGCGAGGGCGGCGAGGTGGATGTGGCCTCGGCCGATCCCGTGGCGCTTGACGGCAACGGCGGCCAGTTGGCCGCAGGCGCAACTCCGGTCGTTCTGGACCGGCGCATCTATCGACAAGTTCCGTTTAGTGGTTATTTCGGAAACGGCCCTAATTAGCGAGGTAAACCTGTGGCTGACATTCAGTACAACATCAACGCGCTCATCAACAAGGGGCCGTTCAATCAGCAGTTTGTCGCGTCGAACGTGACGGCGGACCTGGCTACGGCGGGGATGCTTTCCGCCACGCTGAACCTCGGCACGGCGGTCACGCAGATCAACACCGCGTCGGCGTCGTCGCTTGGTCTGTGCTATGCACGGTCGCTGGCGACGGAAACGACTCACACCGTTTCGTTTGGCCGTTTTGACGGGACAACGCTGCACGAGACTGTACGCCTCAAGGCCGGCGAGGCCGCGATGCTTCGGCTCGCCCCTGGCAACTACGCCGCGAAAGCGGCTGTGGCTGGCTCGCGGCTTTTGTTGACCGTGCTGGAAGACTAGCCATCGAGGTGAGCGGTGGCTGACGAACCGATTGTATTCACTCGGCCTGCGGCGCAGCGCATTGCGGCTGCGGTGCGCAAAGTGGAGGGCGGCGATAAGGATGGCGGCGGGCTTGAGTTTGAACGTGTGTGGGAGGGTGGCAGCAGTCGTGGCAGGGCTCTCCACGTCTGCACGTTCACCGGCTCGTGGTCGATCAATGAGCCGAAGACGCTGACGTTTCAGGGCATCACCACGACGCCCAATACCGTCGCCGCGACTAACCAGCTTTTCACGATCGGCGACGCCTGCGAAACGCAGGTTGCCTACATCGGGAAGATCGGGACAGCGTGGCACCTGCTCAACGTGCAGCACCACGAGACGGCAATCATCACATCTGTCTCTGTCGGCGCGACGGCGATGACGTTTGCCCGCAAGTTGGCGTGGATTCCATACCCCGGCGAAGGCGTGCCAATCTCGCTGGTCGGCGCGACTGCTACATCATGCTAATTTACGATGGAGCGATTGCGCTGTTCAGTAGCGCGCTCGTCTTTTCGCGCAAGGTGTGGTGCGAGTGCGTCCAAAACGGGACGTGGTGCAACAACGAGTGCCACTGCGAGTCGGGCGACTGCTGCGTATGCACTTGGTATCCAGCCGAAAACCCTTGCCCTGAAGGGCAGGTGTACCTGCGATGGGGCGTTGGCGGCGAATGCTGCGGCTGCGTCTCCAATCAGGTTTTCGACGGTCGCGTCGGCGATTTTGTTGACACCGTGACGGTGGCGGACGAGTTGTGCTGCCCAGGGTGCAACGACGGCGGGCCTATCTACCTGCCGTACACGGAGCTTGAGCAAGAGATACCTGGCACACCTGCCGGCCAGTACCGCGGTTGCATTTCGCGGTGCTGCATTGGCGGGGTCTGCTCCGATTTGTACGAGCATGAGTGCTACGAGCAGGGCGGCACCAGGCTTACGGGCTGCTGTTTTCCGCAGGGCTGCCCACAACCGTGCTGCTCAGAAAACATCTCTGGGACCGTGCAGTGCAGCGTGCTTGAGCAGAGGGATTGCCCGCCGCCGGCAGTCATCGCCGACTCGTGCGAAACCGGCTGCGTGGGTGCGTGCTGCGTTGACGGCGTGCTGCACGAAAGTTCGCCAATGACCCAGGAGGCGTGTGCCGCGCTCGATGGCTGCTGGAAGGGACTCGGTACAACGTCGTGCAGCAGCGGCAATTGCCGGCCGCCGTTTGACGCCAACTGTTGCGAGCACGTCACCAGCAGCGGGTCGGGGCTGACGTTTACCGGGCCGCGGAAGAGACGCTGCCCAGAGTTTGACAGTTGCGGCTTTCAAGTCACCGTGACGCTCACGACGGGCGCTCCCGTTTACGTTCACGGCGGGCTGTTCGGCAGCCCATACGAAACCTGTACGCAGGAAACGACGTTCGTGACGTGCTCGGATTCGTTCTTTGTTTTTCCAGAGCAGTGCGGCGGCACGTTCAGCAACCTTGACATCGACGTGTGCTGGGCAGAAGGCACTGGCCCGGAGACGCTGTATTTCCAGTGCTGCGGCAGCTTGTACACGCTGGGCAATTGCGATTGCGACTGTGTCACCACGCTGATCTACGATGGCCCAGGCTGCACCAGCGGTGCGGCGTTTGAGATTTCCGGCCCGGCGACGATTGACGCAATCGGCACCGGGGCTCTCGTGCTCAACGGCACATTCTCCGCGCCGAAGGATTGCGACCAGACGCTGACGCTGACGGGCACAAGCCAGCACGGCAACCAGATTTCCAGCGGCATCCAAGGCGACGGATTGAGCGTTGAAAAGACGGGCACCGGCTTGTGGCGACTGACAGGAAACGGGGGCTACACCGGCCAACTCCGCATCAAGTCTGGCACGCTAGTGATTGGGGCGAACGTGAGCGGAAGCACGACCGCCCCCAGCCCGTTCGGCGCTGGCGTGCAGTTGCCGCTACTCGGCGATTCGTCGGCAAACGTCGGCGGCATCGCCGCTCTGCTTTTTGACTCTTCGCTGGCCACGGCGATTGAACGCGGGTTCACAGTCGCGCCGCTCGGCACCAATTCAGCGCAGTTGGCGATCATCGGCGCTATTGGCGACGGCGAGGTGATTATCGGCACGAACTCCACGGAGACGCGGCTTGGCCGCTCCGTCACGCTCCAGGCTGCCGATGACGCGATTGCCGTGTTTGCCGGCCTGTGGCTTGACTCAGACGGCAACGCGGACCCGTCGGTGATCTACACGGTTGGGTCAAACGGCAACGCTGGCGTGGTCGTGTTTGAAAGCCTGCTTTCCACTGCGGCCCTGGCTGTGAACATCGTGCGCGGCACCGCCAGATTGCAGGTGACTGTGGACAACGCGATTGCCTCTGCTACGCCCGTCAGTATCGGCTCGCCCGGCGGCCCCGGCGTGCTCGACCTGAATGGGCAGTTGCAGACGCTTGAAACCGTTGAGTTCACGGGCGGCAGCAGTTCAATCATCAGCGGCACGCTACGGCTCGCCAACTCGCCAGAGGTGGTGGTTGGCGGCACGGGGCACGAAATCACGTCGGCCGTGGAGCTCGACGCTGGGCTGGCGATTTCCGGCAGCGGCACGCTGCTGATTTCCGGCGTCGTGTCTGGCGGCAACGGGATCACGAAAACCGGGACGGGCACGGTGCGGCTCTCGGGCACAAACACCTACACCGGAACCACCACGATCAACGGCGGCACGATGAAGGCCGAGAACCTGGCGGCATTTGGCACGGGTGGGATAGTCGTGAACACGGGCGGCACGCTCGACAAGGGCGGATTCGCCCTAACGAACACCATCACCAATAACGGCGGCACGGTGCTGAACTAATGCCATGCGTAGAGCAGATCATTGACGCGGGCCGTGTGGTTTACCGGGATTGCCACACGCACGCACCAGCGGCAGCGCCGCAGCCCCCGCGAGCCACCAGCGGCCCAGGCACGGAGTTGAAGAAGATCCTGGCCGGCTGGCCGTTTCGCATCGTCGCGTCGCCCAACTGCTCCTGTAACGCCCGCGCCCGCACGATGGACGACCGCGGCATCGAGTGGTGTGAGGCCCACTTGGACGAGATCGTTGGCTGGCTCCGCGAGGAGGCCGGGAAGCGTCGGCTCCCGTTCTTTGACGCGGCCGGTAGGGTGCTCGTGAGGCGGGCAATCGCCAATGCCCGAAAGGAGCAGGCCTGTGCCGGAGGATCACCACGTCACCATTGACGGCAAGCGGTGGCTGCTTCGCTTCACCCGGCTGAAGGGCGACGCCGCAGGCTGGACGTTCTTTGACAACGCCAAGCGGCCCCGCATCTTGATTGACGATCGGCTGCGAGGCGGCACCCGGCTAGAGACGATCGTGCATGAACTGATTCACGCCTGCCTCGGGCCGTCGATCTCGGAAGAGGCTGTGACAGAGGCGGCGCGGGTGATTCGCCGCACGCTCGTGAACCTGGGCTACAAGGAAGTTCGAGATGCCGAAGAAACCTAGCCTGCTCAATGACGTGCTCTCGCGTGCGAAGCCGTCACGAACAGGATTCCGCTCGTGGTTCGAGCGGTTGCCCGCTGACGCCCAGGCGGAACTTCAGGAAGTGCGGGACGGGTTCAATCCAGCCGTCCACCAGAAGCGGGCTTTCGCGTTGGCGTTGATTGAGGCGGCGAAAGAACGTGGTTGGGAAACCGCAGGCGAGCAAGGAGTCATCCGGTGGCTACTCGAAAGAAGTTGACCGAGAGCGTGGCTTCCAAGTTGCCCCCGCCGAAGCCAACCGCTGACGCGGAGCAGGTGACGCAATCGCAGTCGGGCGACACGCTCGAAGCTCGCAGCACAAGCCGGCGAATCAAGACCGTTGAAGACTTGTTGGCGCACATCGAAGCGGACATGGCCCGCTTTGAGGTTGCCGCCAGCGAGGCCACGAAGTGGGAGTGTGGCGACGGCGAAGGCGGCAGCATCGAACTCCACCGCGTCTTCGTGCGGC